AAATTATTATACGAAGATGAATTAGCAAGAGCGTTAGCAGAAGATGGTTCACCTTCTAGTTCTTTCTTAACACCAAAAACTTATTACCCAGGTAACGGATAATGGCAAAATTTTCATCAGGTAAATACGCACAATTTATTTCAGATAGATCTGGAATGGCATTTCCATATCAAGAAATGGTTGTAGAGTGGACAGGTGCTAGAGTTCATACTTCAGAGTTTGAACCAAAGTCACCACAAGTAAGTCCTAAACCACATGGTGCAGACCCACAAGCTTTACAACATGCAAGACCTAGATCACCATCGATACCAAGTCCAGGTATTTTAAATCCTGATCCGTTGTCTATGAATGCAACTACAACAGCCACAGTTACTTTAGATAATTGTCAATTAAAAGTTGGAGACGCAGTTACATTTTTAAATGTTACAGACAATGCTGTTGGAGGTGTAACAAATGTTTTACTATCTCCATTTGCAACTTTAGCAACTAATATGACAGACTCATCTACGACTATTGTTTGTGATAGCACAAGTCAGTTTCCATCGTCAGGCTTTGTTTTTATTCAAAGTTTTTCATCTCCAGCTTCAACAGATCCTAATTATGTTCCAGAAAAAAATTTTGAAGTTATAAAATATGAAACTAATACAACAGGAACACAAACACTTTCAAACTTAACTAGAGCAACCAACGCTCCATTTAGAGGTATAACACCACCACTTACATCAGCGTTTGCACACACAGCTGGTGTAACTGTTTTTGGTGCATTTAACGTAGCAAGTATTACAACTACAACAAAAAATAATCCTGGTGAGCCGTCTCAAATTACGGTAAATACAGGTTTTACTTTTACGTTACCAACGGCTGCAACAGCAACAGAAGTTGGTGGTGGACCAAATGTTTATTTTAGTCCAGTAGGAAGAGGAATAGTATAATGGCTTACACACTAACAAATTTAAGAGACGATATTAGAAGTTATACAGAAGTTAGTAGCACAGTATTAACTGATGCTGTTTTAGATACATTAATTAAAAATGCAGAAAATAGAATATACAGATCAGCAGATAATGATGATAATAGATTTTATGCTACTTCAACTTTAACAACTGGAAATAGATATGTAACTATTCCATCTGATTTAAGAATTATTAGATATGTCCAACTCAAAGATACATCTACAGGAAAACAAGTATTTTTAGAAAAAAAAGATACCTCTTATATGGCCACTTATTATGATACGCCTAGCACAACTCAAGGGTTTCCTAAATATTATGCAAACTGGGACGCTAATTTTTGGGCAGTCGCACCTACACCAGATGCACAATATGAGATAACTTTAGCTTACATCAAACAACCTGAAAGTATAACTGTAACTACAGGAGCGGCACCACCAAGCACCAATGGCACATATTTGTCTAACAAATATCAGGACCTACTTTTGTATGCGTCCTTGGTCAATGCATATGGGTACTTGAAAGGTCCGCCAGATATGGTACAATACTATCAACAGGCATACAATGATGCTTTACAAACGTATTCTATCGAACAACAAGGTAGAAGACGCAGAGACGAATATCAGGATGGAGTTATTCGTACGGCTCTCAAATCACCGTTTCCATCAGATTATTAAGGAGATAAAAATATGGCTAACGTAATACCAAACTCTTTTCGTGGAGAACTCTTTTCAGGAGTGCACAACTTCGCGTCAGGTGGAAATGATTTTAAAATAGCTCTATACACAGGATCAATTGCTTCTGTTTATACAACGGCGAGCACAACAGTCTCTGGAACAAACGAAGTAAATACAGGTGGAGGAAGTAACTATTCAAGACAATCTTTGTCTTCGCAAGCAGTTGCATCTTCAACAGCTGTTGCTTCAGTTGACTTTGGAGATTCAACTTGGTCAAGTGCAACGTTCACAGCAGCGTTTGCAGCTATTTATAATGATACAGCTACGGGTGATCCGTTAGTTGTGGTATTGGATTTCGGTGGAGATAAAACTTGTACGAATGGTACATTTAAAATTACTTACCCTGATCCAACAACACCAGCTAATGCTATTATAAGCATGAGCTAATAGGAGATTAAATGGCTTTAGTATTAAATGATAGAGTAAGAGAAACTAGTACATCACAAGGCACAGGAACTATAAACCTTGCAGGTGCTGTTACAGGTTTTAAAACTTTTGTTTCAGGAATTGGAACTGGTAACACAACTTATTATGCTATATTCGAAGAAGGTACAAACCTTTTTGAAATAGGTCTTGGCACTGTAACCGATGCAACACCAGATACTCTTTCACGAACTACAGTTTTAAGTAACTCTTCAGGTAATACGTCGAATATAGATTTTAATTCAGGTGGTTCAAGCACATTAAGTGTGTTTTGTACAATGCCTGCAAGTAAGTCAGTTTTTTTAGATGCAACTGGAACGCCGGTAGGAGCGGCAAGTAACGGATTTGCTGTTGCAATGGCAATAGCTTTATAGGAGGAATATGGCACAAGATTTTACTAGATACGCAGTTGAAGCAACAAACAGTGCTACTACTGTGTTTACAGCAAATTCAAATGATGCAGTTATTGGAATCAGGATAGCCAACAAAGTAACCTCGGCAATTGCAATGGATGTATTTGTGAGTGTAGGTGGATCACAAACAAGATTTATTTGCAAAGATTTAAGCATCCCACCAAACAGTGCAGTAGAGCTTGTTTCAGGTGGTGCTAAATTTGTAATGCAGAGTACTGATGTACTAAAAGTAGAATCAGATACTGCATCGAGTGCTGATGTTTATGTTAGCGTTGTTGATTCAATTAGTGCGTAGGAGGATAAATGGATAGTTTATACGATACAATATACATAGGTAATAAACCTGGATCAGAAAACATATATACTCATGCTCAAGTTATAGATCAAAAAGGTATGATTATTGAGTCTGCAGTATTAGCGGGTCCTGTTACCTTTACACAAACAATAACAGTAACAGGGACATTGGTAATAATATAATGAGTAAAATAGAAGTAAATACAGTTGCACCACAATGCGGAACTACTTTAACACTAGGTGAATCTGGTGATACAGTACAATTAGGAACTGGTGCTAGTCAATCTGGTTTTGGTAGAACAGGAACTGTTGATTGGCAAACAGGAAGTATTAAGACAACCACATTTACAGCAGTTAATGGCCAAGGATTTTTTGCAAATACCTCTGGTGGTGCTTTTACAATGAACTTACCTGCAGGAACTCCAGGAAGTATCGTGTCAGTAGTAGACTACACAAATACTTTTCAAACACATAATTTAACAATAACACCAAATGGATCACAAAAAATTGGAGGTGTTGCAGAAAATTCTAAATTAAGCACAGAAGGACAATCCGTAACTTTGGTTTATGTTGATGATATAGAAGGTTGGAAAAATATTCAAGATTCAACATCAAATGTTGTAGGTCAAACTTTTATAACAGCCACAGGTGGGACTACATCAGTTGTTTGCACAGATTTTAGAGTCCATACATTTACAGGGCCAGGAACTTTTTGCGTTTCAGCAATAGGTAATAGTCCAACTACACAAAAAGTAGATTATATGGTTATTGGTGGTGGTGGAAGTGGTGGAGTTGGTAATGGTGGAGGTGGTGGAGGTGGAGCAGGTGGATTTAGAGAATCTAAATGTTCATCAGTTTCAGGTTGTTGGACAGCAACACCTTTAGTAACTGCAACATCTTTAACAGTAACAGCAACAGCTTTTCCAATAACAGTTGGTGCTGGTGGTGCAGGTAAACCTTCTGCAAGTGGTCCTAGTTGTTCAAATCATGTTGGTAATAGTGGTGCAGTTTCTACATTTTCAACAATCACATCAGCAGGGGGTGGAGGTGGTGGAGGTTGCACTCCATCAAGTAGAAATGGTTTAGTAGGTGGCTCTGGTGGCGGAAGCGCTAAATTTAGTTCAACAGGTGGTGCAGGAAATAACCCTCCTGTAACTCCACCTCAAGGAAATCCTGGAGGAAGTAACACTTCACCATCAGGTAACGTAGGTGGCGGTGGCGGTGGAGCTGGAGATCAAGGTGAAACTGTTACATGGGCACAAAATAGAGGTGGTAATGGTGGTGTAGGTGTAACAAATACAATAACAGGATCCCCTGTAGGTAGAGCTGGAGGTGGAGGTTCTAATGGTGAAACAGGTTGTAAAATTGGAGGAACAGGAGGGTTCCATTCAACTGGCTCAACACCATCACCAGAACCAGGTCCAAGTTCTCCAAGAACTCCAGGTTTTGGAGCAGGTAATGGTTCTAATGGTGAAAATAATAGTGACCAATCAGGACCAGGCGCAGCAGGGTCCGGAACAGCAAATACAGGTAGTGGAGGCGGAGGAACAGATTCTCCTGCACCGAGTGTAACAACAGGAGCTGGTGGTAGTGGAATCGTAGTAATAAGGTATAAATTTCAATAATGACTAGCACAATTAAAGTAAACAACGTTCAAAACCAATGTGGTCAGAACATCATTAACGAGAATAGTAATACTATTACTATTGGTGCTAGTGGTGATACGATCGCTTTAGCATCTGGTGCATCGCAAACAGGTTTTGGTAAAACTGGATCTGTTGATTATATTACAACTCCTAAAACAACAGATTTTACGGCAGTAGCTGGAGAAGGTTATTTTGTTAACACAGGTGGAGGAGCGGTAACTGTTACACTTCCAGGATCACCTAGCGCTGGTGATATGGTTGTTGTTTCAGATTATAATGGAAGTGCTGGAACTAATGCAATAACAATTAATAGAAATAGTAATAAAATTAATGGTGGAACAGATAATCTAGAAATAGCTAAAGCTAATACAGCAATTCAATTAGTATTTGTGGATGCAACAACTGGTTTTCAAAATGTTGCAACAGCTGATCCTGCTGATGTTCAAAATTTATTTGTAAAAGCAACTGGTGGAACAGAAACAGAATCAGGGGATTTTAAAATTCATACCTTTACGGGACCTGGAACTTTTACTGTATCAAACGCAGGTACAAGTGCTGGTTCTAACTCCGTTTCATATGTAATTGTCGGTGGTGGCGGCGGAGGCGGAGGCGCTGAAGGTGGTGGTGGCGGAGGCGCTGGTGGTTTTAGAGAAGGAAAGTCATCATCAGATTGTTATGTGGCAAGTCCCCTAGCAGCACCATCAGGCGGATTGCCTGTATCAGTTCAAGCTTACCCAATTACAGTAGGAGCTGCTGGAACAGCTGGTCCCTCTGGTAGTAGCCCTCGACAGGGAGGTAGTGGAGGTGTTTCAACTTTTTCAACAATAACATCAGCCGGTGGTGGCGGCGGAGGTGGTGGTACAGCGTGTGCACCTAATAGACCGGGTCTTAATGGAGGATCTGGAGGTGGAGGTGGTGAATATAGAGGTAGTTCTCCTGCAGGAAAAGGGAGTGGAGGGTCTGGTAATACACCCTCTGTTAGTCCTGCACAAGGAAAAGATGGTGGAGATGGAAACCCAGGTTCAAGTAATCCAGATGGAGCTGGAGGTGGTGGAGGAGCACTTACGTGTGGATCAGATGGACCACCAAATGGTGGTGGACCTGGTGGAAATGGTGCAGAATCAAATATTACTGGAAGTCCAGTAACAAGAGCTGGTGGTGGTGGCGGCGGTGTTTATGGACCAGCACCTTTAGGCACTGGTGGTTCTGGTGGTGGTGGAACTGGTGGAAGAGGATCTCCAGGTTCTTGCGCTACAGTTGGAACGGTTAACACTGGCGGCGGTGGCGGCGGTGGCGGATCTGGAAGTGAAGCAGGTAAACTTGGTGGAAGTGGTATTGTAATAATAAGGTATAAATTTCAATAGGTAAATTATGAGTGAAATAAAAGTAAATAAAATTAGTCCAAGAACAGCGTGTGGTACAGTCACATTAGGAGATAGTGGAGACACATTTACTATCCCTGCTGGTGCAACAATAACAAACGCTGGAACTGCAAATGGTTTTGGAGCAACAGGTGCTGTTAACTGGCAAACAACAGTTAAGACAACAAATTTTACAGCGGTTGCTGGTGAGGGATATTTTGTAGATACTAATGGTGGACAAATATCAGTCAATCTTCCTGCAGGAACTGCAGGAGCAGTTGTAGGGTTTAAAGATTATAGAAATACTTTTGATACTGCTAAATTAACATTAGTTCAAAATGGTTCAGATAAAATTGGTGGCTCAACTGTTAATGCAACATTACAGACAGAAGGTATTGCGGTAACATTAGTTTTCATAGATTCAACAAGAGGATGGTTGGTGACAGATTCAGGTTTACAATCCGACACACCAACAGCAGAATTTATAACAGCAACAGGTGGAACAGTAACAAATTCACCTTGCGGAAATTTTAAAGTACATACTTTTACAGGCCCAGGAACTTTTGCTGTATCAGCACTAGGTAATGCTTCAGGGTCAACAACAGTAGATTATTTAGTGGTAGCTGGTGGTGGCGGTGGTGGAGCAGGATGTGGAGGTGGTGGTGCAGGAGGTGCAGGTGGTATGAGATTTTCTTATCCTAATCCATCAACAGGAGGTCACCCAGTTTCAGTTCAAAGTTATCCAATAACAGTCGGTGCAGGTGGACCAGGAGGTCTAGGTCCTGCTACAGTTCCAGCCCCTCCTGGAGCACCTGCTGCTGATGGAACAAAAGGATCAGATTCAAGTTTTGATACAATAACAAGCGCTGGAGGTGGATTAGGTGGCGCAGGAGTAAGTAGTAATAATCCTGGAGGCACTGGTGGTTCTGGTGGTGGTGGTGGTAGAAGCGGGTCAGCTGGAGCAGGTAATACTCCTTCTGTACCTGTTCCCCAAGGAAATCCTGGAGGTGCTGGTGCATCTGGTAATCCTGGAGGTGGTGGCGGAGGCGGACATGGTGGAGCTGGTTCTGCTGGGTCTGGTTCTACAGGTGGTGCAGGTGGTACAGGAACACCTTTAGATATTACTGGTTCAGCTACGTTCTACGCAGGCGGTGGTGGTGGAGGAACTTATCCTCTAGCCGCATCTCCACAACCTTCTGGCGGATCAGGAGGAGGAGGAAAAGGTGCACCCCCAGCACCTCCTTTAAGTGATATGGACGGAACAGCCAACACTGGTGGTGGAGGTGGAGGAGGAAGTGAAGGCCCTCCTTTTGGAACTCCAACAAGCGATTCACCTGGAGGATCTGGTGGTTCAGGAGTAGTAATAATAAGGTATCAATTTCAAAATTAATATGTGTTTACTGAACTTTAAAATTAATATATAAGGAGAAACATTATGGCACATTTTGCAAAACTAGGAGCTAACGGAAAAGTTATTCAAGTGTTAACTATGGATAATGATAAGATGTTAAACGCTGATGGCGTTGAAGATGAAACAGTAGGTCAACAATGGTTAGAAACACACAACAACTGGCCTGCACAAATGTGGATTCAAACATCTTACAATACAACAGCTAATACACATAGATTAGGTGGTACACCTTTTAGAGGCAATTATGCAGGTATAGGTTATATTTGGGATGAAGATAATCAAATCTTTTGGCCTAAAAAACCATATGCATCTTGGGTAAAAAATACTACAACTGCAATTTGGGAATCACCAATCGGTGCTGCTCCTGAATTAACTGCAGAACAAACTTCACAAAATCAAGCTGGTACACATTCGTGGCGTTATGATTGGAATGAAGAAGGCCAATCCTGGGACTTGACAGACCGAATGGCATAATTTAAAAAGGTATGTGGTATGCAAAAGAAAGTATTATCTGAAATAGCGTTATATTATGGTGATGTGGCAATGCCTAAAGATTGGGACATTGACCGAGATAAGTTGTCAGGTGACATCTTACAATCAATAATTCAAAACAAAAAATTTCCATTCTCACGAACTTGGGATATGTTGAATACTTATATGCGAGATTATTTCAATCTTGAATATGGTGTTAATTTAATTAATAAAGAAACGTGGGGCAATATGTATAAGCCTCAAGAAACAACAATTCCTTTATTAAATATAGATCCTGTAGATTTACGTAACTCACCAGATTATACATTACTCTATGGTGTTAAAGTCAACAACTGCATGGTTAGAATACATTATGAAGATAATAGACGTAAAGGTAGATCTTGGGATATAGAACTTAAAAATAATATGTTTATTATGTTTCCATCAACTAATATGTATTATTTAACTAATAATCAAAAGGATAGTTTAAATTTTGTACAAACAATAACCTATGAATATATCTAATTACTATTGGTATTTTAGTGGTGTGCTTACACCTAAATTTTGTGATGAAGTTATTAAATATGCTAATGCACAAAAAGAGAGTATGGCAAGAACAGGTGGATATGACAAAGAAAAATTAACAAAAGAAGAAGTTAAAAATATCCAGAAAAAAAGAAAATCAGATTTAGTATGGTTAAATGATTTATGGATATACAAAGAATTACATCCTTATGTACATGAAGCAAATAGGAGAGCTGGTTGGAATTTTGACTGGGACAGAAGTGAGTCCTGTCAATTTACAAAATATAAATTGAATCAATATTATGATTGGCATTGTGATAGTTGGGATAAACCTTATGATAGACCAGGAAATCCAGAACATGGTAAAATTCGAAAACTATCCATGACTTGTCAGTTAACAGATGGTTCAGAATATAAAGGTGGTGAGCTAGAATTTGATTTTAGAAACTATGATCCACCCATGAGAGATGAATCAAAACATAGAATACAATGTAAAGAGATACTACCAAAAGGATCTATTATTGTATTTCCTAGTTTTGTGTGGCATAGAGTTAAACCAGTAACATCAGGCACAAGATACAGTCTTGTGTTATGGCATTTAGGGAGGCCTTTTAAATAATGTTTATAAATAGTTATTTTCCAACTGTAGTATGGAGCGAGGACAAACCAGAGTTTGTTAAATCGTTAAACAAAGCTAGTAATAAATATATCGTTGATGCGCGTAAAAGAGAAAAAAAATTTATAAAAGAACACGGCGACTTTGGAAGATCCTATCATTCCACAGCACTAACAGCTGACAACGATTTTTTAGATTTTAGAAATTATGTTGGTCAAAAGTCTTGGGAGTATTTAGAGCATCAAGGTTATGATATGTCACAATACACAACTTTGTTTTCTGAATTATGGGTACAAGAGTTTGCTAAAAAAGGTGGAGGACATCATTCTGCACACATACATTGGAATCAACACGTATCAGGTTTTTATTTTTTAAAAGCTAGTGATAAAACATCATATCCAATATTTCACGAACCAAAGACTGGTGCAAGAACAACAAAATTAAAAATGAAACCAGATTTAAAAGGTGTGTGGCCTGGTCACGAAATATTTCATATAAAACCAAAACCAGGAACTCTAATTATATTTCCAGGTTATTTAGAACATGAGTTTGCAGTGGACCATGGTAAAGAACCATTTAGATTTATTCATTGGAATATTACAGCTATTCCAAAAGAAATGGCTAAAGATGTTTAAAAAAAATAAATACACAGTTATTAAACAAGCTATATCAAAAGATTTAGCTACATTTATTGCAAACTATTTTAGAATGCAGAAACAAGTTTATGATACTTGTAGAGCTGCAAGATACTTTTCACCCTTTGAAAATATCATAGGTCATTATGAAAATAAAAACGAACAAATTCCAAATACATATTCTCAATATGCAAATATGGCTATGGAGACATTATTACTTAAATGTCAACCAGGTATGGAAAAAGCAACAGGATTAAAATTATATCCTGCATACACATACGCTAGAATTTATAAAAAAGGTGATGAATTAAAAAGACACAAAGACAGATTTTCTTGTGAGATATCAACTACAATGAATCTTGGTGGTGATGATTGGCCGATATATTTAAGCCCTAATGAGAATGTTGGTGCGCCAGATGGAAAAAATATTACAGCGGCCAGCAAAGCAAAAGGTGTTAGGGTGGATCTAAAACCAGGAGATATGTTGGTTTATAGAGGCGTTGAGTTAGAGCATTGGAGAGAAAAATTTAAAGGCAAAGAATGTGTACAGGTTTTTCTACATTATAACAATCGTAAGACACCAGGAGCTAGAGATAATATGTTCGACAAACGTCCACATTTAGGTCTTCCTTCCTGGTTTAAACGATGATATAATCTTTAGATGGGGGCAGTACACCACCACATACCTACTGTCCCCTTTTAAGGAATTTTATGAGTT